GGATCCCAACTGGTTCCACTTTTCGTGGACCACTGAGGTCAATTTCTGTTACGCTTACGCCTGCACTTTGTAAATCTAATTGAGCCATTTAGAAAAACTCCTAAACCTTTTTAATCGATACATAAATATTGTTACCCTGAAAATTAATCATAATAAACCAAGCTTATTATGTGAAATCTACTCCTGAAGTTGTAATAATAAAGTCGATAGCAATAAATTCAACCGCACGTGTTGGTACAACAACAATTCTACCGTTTAGACGATTATTTTCAATATCATCTTGTGTGTTATTTGAGCTATCCATTACTACATTAAAGGATTCAATTCCTGCGTTTGCCTGTATAAGTCCAAGTTGCAATATTGTATTGTTAATAAATATCTGTCGTGTTGTAAGCGTATTTTGCTCAAATACAAGACTAGTTGCAATATTGCTGACTATTCGCTTTAGTTCATTCATTAAGCGACGTACGTTAACTCTGTCAAGTGCTGATCGTGCTTGCTGAAGTGTTTTTTGTCCAAAAATTACAAAACCGGTTTGTGGGAAGCTTGCAATTGGATTGATTCTTGCGTCGTATAATTCATCACGATCGCCAGATGTAAGTCGGACATCTACATTTTTAACAAAATCTAATGCAGCTCTATTGAAACCTGCTGGGGCAAACCAGGGATATGATACGCGATCATTAAATCCCAAAGCAGCCATCACGGCAACCGATGAGGGCACATTAACGCGTCGGTTATTAAGCTCGTCATCAATGCTAACATCAGGAAAATAAGTTGCAGCATAGTTGTTGTCTACAACCCTAGCCTCAAGTGCATTAATGGTCTTATCAACGCTTGGCCGCGTTACGGTATCATCAAATATACGAACAGAATTATCATCGTAGGGTGGTAAATCCATTACATAAAATGCAAATTTATAACCTTTAGTTTTTTCCATTGCGTAATCCGTAACAAATGTATCACGAATGCCAGGGATTGCCAAAATGTTTGTATTGACATAATATTTTTCTGTCATAATATCAATAGCAGAACGATATGAAGCAATAGTATTATTATCTTGACCGGTGCCTCCTACGTTTTCCGCGAGGCCAGGTGAGGTGAACGCTGCACTAGCACCACCTTTTGTTTCAATTGATGATGCTTGATCATTCATCTTTTGGGCGTTTGGATCTAAAATATTAATTCCGTCAAATCCGCCTACCATAATATTTGTAAATTTATTAAATGCTACAAATCGGTTAAAGTCAATTGAAGATGTTAATGCTATTAAAGTACCAAGTGTAATACGGTTTGTTATAACACCATCAGATACAGTATAGTTAGTCGAATCAGGTTTACCATTTCTAATGTATGCCGTGTCTAACATGTGCTCTCTAGCACTACCTGTTAAATCACTAACAGCCGTATTGGGTAATGCAACCCGTGCTAGTGTAAACTTATTATTATTAAACACATCAGCATCTGAGCCAGTAAGTAAAGTATCTAGTTTTTTAATATCGGTAAATTTTGTATATGTTTCTACAAGAGGATTTTTTTCTGCTGTTACGTTTGAATTTAATGGATCCGTATTACGTTCATGTTTGACGCCCCAATAAAGATCCGTATTTACAACTTCAAGATTACCAGCCTCACCGGCAAAGCCAGGTGTCGGGCTGTTGACATCACCTCTGGTAACTTTAAACCTAAATGGTAAAGGAGGTACAATAGAACCAGATAGGTTCGTTGGGGGGGCGGAGGATATTATTCCCAACCGCCCAGGTAGAATAGCGTTATTAAAGTCGGTATTATTGTCACTTGTTTTCAGTATTTCAACACCTCCAAAACCAAAAGGCATTGCGTCACCTGGCGTGCGTCGTTTAACGACATCTTCATTCATTACAATGCGAATATATCGTGACATATTGGGATATTTTCCCTTAACCACAAGCCGACGTTCCGACTTGGTCGTTGCATCAAAATCAAATTTAACGCTCTTATCTCCAATTATTCTGACAATATATTTGTCATCAGTAGGATCGAGTGTTAATAGATCAAATTGTTCTAATACCTGTGGGAGTGTATCGGAATCGGCAAATGCACGAACTTGTAATGAAAACGTACCATAATCATTTGAAGGATTCGTAGATGCCTTAACGTTTGTAATGGAAATTTTATATTTATTATTTCCGTATTCACCGTCACTTAGTGTTTCAGCATAAAACAAGTCATATTCAATAGTACCATACGGTTGTGAAATAAACCATGATGTACGCGGCGTAGTATACCGAGTGTCATAATGACCAAAGGCATCTCTAAAGATCATGGCGGTGTCGCCGGAAGCTGCAGAGGTGTTTGCAGAACCTGATGCAACGCCGACCGCGCCGGCGCTAGTTGCAACTGCGGCTACCTGATCATCAACAGCAAAGTCTGTGTAGAGAAAATGTTTATGTATTGAAAATAAAGTTGAATTGGTATTCAAAATACTTCCAACATAATTGGCACTTGTTGGATCAAGTGAGGCAGTATATACTTTAATTCCTGGAAGGTTATCATCATTTGACCAGGTTGGGCCTGCGGAAGATGATACTATTAATTTAAAAAATCCCCCAGATAGAGTCGCAACATCATCAGCTGGCGTTACACCATTAAACATTGCTGGCAGTAGCGCCTCATCACCATTAAGCACCATTAAACGTGCATCAGAGGCCATCATAACAGAAGCACGTATTAAACTTGCAGCATCCGGATCGGTTATACTGTCATTATCGGTTAAAAGTGGCATACCTACAGCTTCATTAGCCGTGGCATCATGAATTGCTGTTAAAAATTGTATGCAACCTCTGTGGCGACCATCGGTACCGCCCACTTCTGTGATAGAACCGGTTACAATAAAACCTGCATTTAAAACTTGGCCTGTTGCAATTGTTTTTGAAATATCTTCTTCAAGATTGTTTGCACCACCACCTAATACACGAAGATATGTAAGTGCTGTTCTGTTTTTCAAGAATTCATTAACTGCATATGGACCAAATTTATCAGCGTCTAAATCACCAAACTTTGTTATAAAATCCGCTATTGACCCTACAGTAACAGGAACAAACGCAGGACCCTTGTTTGCGGTACCAATCACACCAGCCGGGGTGCCTACAGGAGCCTGTTGTCGTTGGGATAAGTCAATTTCTCTTTCGTAGAATCCTGGTGATCTGAATGTTTGCTCGGCCATCTAAATGCTCCACTGTTAAGTCTAGAAACTTATAAGTTGTAAATTTAACTATAAATATTATTCTAAAGCCAACAATTAAAATTAGTTATAAAATTTATTTTTTACATTACGTTTCTCTAAAAATCGATTCTCCAATTTTATGATCACATTGAATCAATGTCAAGTAACGTACACCATTTTTATCTGTTAATGGATTTAGTATTTTTTCAAATGCTATTGTTTTTTTGTCTGGTGGGTTGAACGGATTATTAAGATCATCTTCAATAAGAAACCCTTTACTAGGATCGTCTGCGTACTGATAAGGGTCAGTGATTGCTGTATCACATAATGGATTATTATCAACTTCAAACGTTACTTCGGTTGCAGAAATATATTTTCTGAAGGGCGATTCTTCACCTGGTACTGCGCCAGGAATCATATACGCATAAACTTTGCAAGAAATTGTTGACATAATAACACGTTCATTTTCGCTAAAGTCATCTAAATTATCATTAGCTGAAATAACTTCACCAAACTCAGCTATAAACCAATAACCTTTGTTGGTGTCTAGCTTGAGCTGTCTTCCTTGCGGTAAGAATGATGCAAATAATCGTTGAATAATTTCATTCATATGTTGTGTATATTGTGTTGTTATAACGATTTCGTAGTTTGCTGTATAAAATTGTGGTTGTGGAATCGTAATAAATTCAACAATATTATCAGATGATATTTTTGGTGCTAATTGTGCGCCATCTATAATGTCTATATCGTCCATGGCTGTACCTATAGTACGATCGGTTTGTAATTTTTTGGTTGGATTATCTTGTGGGTTTGTTGCAATGCTGTCCTGGGTTTTAATTCCAAGTTTGTTGATAATGCGCTGATAATCTATATCGTTGACATTAAGTCGTCTTTTTATAATCAGCTCACCCGTATGTTGATTAATGCCCCTACCACTGATATCGGTGCTTGTTTGTTCTATGCCTGAGCGTCGTATTGACATTAATGGCAAAATTAACAAACCATTTCTATCTAGTATGGGTTTTCTGCGCTTAACTAGCGCAAAACGTTCACCGGTTGCAAATATTACAGGAATTTTGGTTACACCGTCTTTATCACTTTCAATTTGAAAACCAATTTCTGTATCAAATATTTTAAACAAGGCTTTATCTACGTCTTCAATGGTACATGCAGGAATTTTAAATTCTTCTTCTATGGCTTGTCCGCCATATCCTGAAGGAATTCCAAAATCGCTTCCTGTTTTTTGCCTAGTTGTCATTAATTAATCCTCATCATAGAAACCGTTTTTGGTAACTTTGCGTGGTTTAGAAATTGGTTGTGTAAGAATTTTGTTTTTCTCTAATGCGCGTATATCGCCTGTAATTCCTTCGAGGTTTTCTGCATAACCACGTTGCTGAACAAATGGTAATGTTGGATTATCATAAACTTCTGAAACTCGTCCAAGAATTTCTGTTCGGAATTGTCCTTTGCGTGCTTCCTTGGCCACTAATTTAATACCACTACCGTATTCTACCTGACCAAACATTAATGAAACATCAATTCTTGAAATAATTTCAAAGAAACGTGTTCCATAACTAAAAAAATCACCTTCATATATTTCTATTCTTTTATCAATTAAATCTCGATTTTGAATGTATACCTCTACTGTACGTATGGTTTCCGTGGCTAACTTTCCTGTTCTGACTTGAGCGTCGCCCCAGTTGATTAATACGCTAATATCAATTGGATTTTCAAAAACTTTGTTTATTGCTTCTTCATAAACTTCATGTACGTCTGATTTTACAGCAGAAATAGGAAAATAAAAAATTCGTTCTCCTATTACATCTTTAACTAATTCTTTTGTTATGTCATTAACAAAATTAATTTCTTTTGGTGATATAAAAAGCCGTCCCATTTTTTATTTCATTATCCCATAATAATAACTTTTCCAAGTGGTACTGGTACACCTCTTAGCTGTCGTATTATATTTTCTGTTTTTGTTGCTTCTATTTCAACAAGTTTATCGTATGTTAATGATTCGAGTAATTCTGTTAATTCAGTTTTAGCGTTCGTCTGATCCTCCCTACCTTGAGAAACTAGCTCTGCACCGTTTAAACTAACTTCAGACCCAGGAATTGGTATAGAACTAAATTTAGACCTGACTAGTCCTAATAATTCTGTTGCCAATGCTAGCGCATACTGGCGAACCCAATGTTTTCCTATACTATTGACTCGGGAATATTCTAGATTTCCATATGGCATATTTGAAAGATTTGAAATACCATATATTGTATTGTCTTGATAAGCAGGATTAAAAGGATCTTCAAAAGGCATTACACGTATGTACAATCGTTGACGTGTTGATGGTGAATTAACAGAAGGGGTAGGAAATATTCTTATATTTCTACCAAATATTCTGTAGCTATAATTTGATCTTCTGACTCGTTGTGATACATCCATTTGTCCTGCGCGTAAAATATCTTCAAATACAGGAAGAACATAAAAGATTGTTTCTGGTGTAAATGACTCGAATGAAAATTCATTATTAAGATAATTTATTGCTGACGTCGAATCAAAAAACCTATATGCAGCAGATGGTGAAAAATGAAATACTTCAATAATTCGTAATTTGGTTATTTGTGAACCTGTTAATGTAGGAAAATACGCTACGCCATCAGAGGCCCGCCTTAAGTCAGAATATATGTCATAGTCTTGTTGGCTTGCGGTTAAATGTAAATAACACAATTGACTATCATACGAACCACCCAGCCCAGCTTGTTCTATATAGGGCTCTGCCAGGCGTGTAATGAAACTCATATTACCACGAGGCAATCTATGACTGTCACCTGAACTACCGGTAGCAAAACTACCTGATGGCTGCCCTATTAACGTTGCTAGCTGCGATTTTGTTTGATATTTATTAATCATATACCCAAAATGAGTAAACGCTTCTTCAAAACATAGCCATATTTGTTTTTTGGTCAATTCAACATCTAATATGTCATCACCTAATTTACGTTTGACATATATTATCATTGCATCAGCTTCGCCACTAAATTGCGCATCTGAATCGTAAAAACCAAAAGGTGTGGGATTTAATGTTTGTGCAAATGTTGCCATGATTACCTATAAATATTGTTGTATTTTGTGATTAGAAATTTATATAAAATTTTATTTTCGTGGATATGTTCGACATTCATAGCAAGTATACAATCCTTTAGATAAATTTGCGGTTACGTATGCAAAAAACTGGTTACATTTTAAACAATTGTGTCCTTCTGGATGTTTAAAGATTTTGGCAATTAAATCATCAGCAATTGCAATAATATATTCACCTAACCATTTTTCATCAAGCTTGAGTGTTTCTTGTACATCTCGTGCCAATATACATGCGTTAGCAACCCTTATGTACCTAGGAACATAAACAACTGATACATTCCTTCGTCTGGCAATAACGTATAGACGTATTGTACGTCTTGCAAGGTGTTTTTCGCCAGTAACATACGCTTCTTTATCTAGCATTATGCTAAGTGCATCACCCACTTGTATGTCATTTTTGTTTGACATGCCCCTATTAATACATATACGCATGTTTGCCTGGTGAGCTTATTTAACCTATTTGCATGCATCTTCATACCCAATTTGCATCATACGTTTTATATCTTTATTATTAAATTTTAAATTATTATCCGTTAGATAAACCGATGGCTTAATAATGCGTATTTTTATTTCTTTATATTTACTATCAAGAATTACAAGATCATTATTAATTCCTGTTATACGTACATCAGCACGTATAATCCTTTCTGACATAAGATCAATACAGCGCATCATTATGTTAGAAAGAGGAAGTAATTTTTGTTTGCATAACCATGGTTTTGAATTTTCTTGCGAAGAACAAAGAATTACATCAATCTCCGTAGCGCCGGCCCGGATTGCTTGACTAATAGGCGCAATTATTTTTATCCCACCATCAATCCATAATTTATCATCAATTATTACCGGTTCCATAAAAACAGGATAGCTAGCTGACGCAATTGCCCACTCATCTAAGTTGTCATCATTTTCATTAGCAAAATATTCTTCACCTGTATTTAAACATATTGCACCAATTCTAATAATTTTACCGGAATTTCTAATTGCTTCACTATCAAAAACACCTTTAATTAGATTTTTTAACGGACTAGAATCATAAATTGATTTTTTCCACAGTGCCGTTAGTTTACCAAAAGGGCGCCAATTACAAAGCAATCGATCATCTGATATATCACACCATATAGATTCTAAAAGTTTAAACGCCGTAGCGGAATGGCCAGGTAAAAATTTTGCTAAATTTTTTAAAACGCCAACCTGATAAGCACCCCGAACCCCACCACCGGAAAGTACTAATGCACGTTTGGGTTGGCTAGTCATTGAATTTACATATAGTCTTTACTAGCGCGGAGTGGTGTCTGTAAGAGCACTTTAGGCATGATTAAAGTTACCTATAATATGATTCTAAAATACGTTTGAGCATCAAACGGTGCACTTTAGAGCCATTTTAAATAAATAACAAATGTTTATGTTTTTTCATTAATTTAATTGTTTAAATACAAAAAAAACGGCAGCTCTTACGAACTGCCGTTTTCAATTGGCACTAATTAGGAAGAAATATTAGATTATATTCATATCCATAACTGTGACCGTGCCGTAGAAGTCGGACCGAACCATCTTCTTGCCGTAGCGGGTCATGACACCCTTACGTGGCGTGAAGTCATCGGGGCCGAAGATTGTCGGCGTAACAATCAGCGGTACATACGGTGCATAAACATACCCTGTCTCAAGGTATGATCCGCCCTTATAACCAACGAGAACCTTGTTCTGCGGGAAATAAGGATCCTTATATACAGTGAACCGATTCCGTTAACGAACCAACTGCTTCTGCGCCAAGCGAGAATGGTGAACCAACTTGGCCATCAGCGCTCATCTTAAGATTTGCCTTATAAAGTAAGGAGTTCTCAAAAAGAGTGCAAACATCCGGGGATGTTACGACGAAGTTAGCAGATCCACGCAATGTCTTACGATGAATCGTGTTTGCAACGTCAATAATGGTTTCGGTAAGAGTCTCATACCATTCACGAACGGTACCGGTAAACGCAGGACCAGGTGCTGTAGCCACAGACTTAAGCTGTTCGGCGCCAGTTAGTTTATTAACAATTTTACCCGGTGAGCGCGACCAGAAGAGGTTCGCACCATTTGCTTGGGTGAGAAGGTCATTAAGAATCTCACGGTCAATTTCCAGAGCAATTTGCTCTGAAAGAATCTGTGTGAGTTCAACTTCTGCATCCAAACTGTGATATGCGTTCAAATCCTGTGCAAGTTCCGGAGACCATCGGGCCCGAAGCTTACGGCTTGTTGCGGTAACGGCAATCGATTCAATCTTGATATCAATTTCCGGAATTGCAGCAGCAGGAGATGTTGCAAAGTTAGATTCGAACGAGGGTAACGTAAGTGTTGAACCATCGCTTGTATCTACGTTAAGCGCATCAGTTAATGCCATTGATACAGTTG